CAAGAACATTCAGGGCATGATAAATTAGTTACTACAATATACTCAGGATGCTCAATATCATGGTCACCGCCCCATATAAGTTCAGTATTGCAGTGCCAACATTTCATAATTACCTCTCAGTTACGTGAGTGCAGACAACTCTTTTTCTAGTCTTTTATGAAGCGCAGTAAAGGCCGCGGTGCTTTCGCGTACAATCGTTTTAATACGTTGCTGGGCATCAACATCTTTAAAGACTGTATTAACTTTATTTAAAGGCAACACAGCTGTCTCAGCAACAAATATATTTTTCTTTGTAATAACAACTTTAAAACTTGCTATGTTAGCTTCCATCTTTTTCTAGCTTCTCTACTAGTTTCTGTTCATAGAATTCAGCTTTGTATATATCTTTTATACCATGCTTATAAGGGAACCTCCATCTATACTTTAAAGAGTTTCCTCGTAAGTAACCTATGTATTCTTCTGGAGTTAACATAGCTTCAATGCCTTCAATACACTCCACGTTACCTTGATTGTAATGTAAAGGTTTCTGTATCTCAGCATCTGAGCGTTTAACTTGGGCAGTTTCTTCAACAGTACCTGGTTGCGGGTCGGTATCAGTAACAGTTATTTCATTCCACTCACTAGGGGTCGCATCATTTATAGACATATACTTTTCCTTACTCTGCTTCTTCTGGGTAATCAATATTTTCTAAAATAACACTACTAGGATCTATCCACTCTTTAGGTAAGGAATACTTACCGAACCATCTAAACTTATTAGCTTCTGCCCACTCTGCATGACTACGTTTAGTACCATCTTTTCTTCTCTTAGCCTGGGGCATGGGAGCGGCAGGGTTAGCAAATAAAAATACAAGTTCAGTATTCTTAGGTAAAGATTTTCTTACCCATATATATTTATTATATTCCTGGAAGTCCCAGAATCTACCTTTAGCTTCTAAATAGATTAATTTGTTACCTACCTTTCTGATAAAATCAGGAGTATAAGAATGATGAATAATATAATAAACCTTATCTGTGTGAATACTCCAATCTTTTAAAGGGCCAGTATGTAACTCGTATTCCCAATTAGAGTCATAGCCGGTGATTAAATTTTCTTTTGCCGGGCGTTTAGCTCTACGCTTTCTTGCACCTGACTTAACTTTTATTTTAGGTTTACTCATAAAATATTAACAGACAATTTAGAGAAGGATTCTTTCCTGGTTAAATGTTTTTTAATTTTATTAATTGCCCATTTAGAGGTATAAAAATTTATACATCTATTTCCTTCTGGACCTATAAAATATTTATCTTTAGGTAGATAAGACCTTACATTCTGTAAAGTTACTTGCGGAGCATCATGTGGTAAATTATTATTTAGCCAAACTAATAATAAAGCATCTGATAACTTTCTTATTTTTTTTGCTCTCTTACCATTCATAAACTTCGTCAACCTTCGGAATTGCTTTAACTGATGTTAAGTATACTAAACCCCTAGCATATTTAAAAACTCTAAGTCCTAGCCCATTATTGGAATCTTTGTGGCATTCTTTTTTGTAAGAACAATAGACACAATTCTTATGGATTTTTCTATTACCACTTTTTCCTTCCTCTACAGTAGGGTAACAAAAATCAGGAGGGTTTTCTTTTTCTAGTACAACTTTTAAATCTTTTATAGCTTCAGCAGCATTAGGCTTATCTAACTCCTCTGGAGTGTAAGTACATAGCTCTCCAGTTTCTTTATCTATTACTAGGAAGTAGCTATCCTGAGAGCCTTCTGCTTGTTCGTAAGCTGTTAGTTGTGAGATGTAACCGAAAGGATCGTCCTCTCTTAACAAACCATTCTTGAATTTAGAAAATGAATAGTGAGAAGCAGATTTAATATCTACTACTGTGTTATTTATTTTACAATCCATATGTCCTTTAATACCGCCTATCTCTACTTCTTTTTGTTCAGCGGATATACCATTACCTGAAAGCTTTACAAAAAATAAAATTAACTGCTCTAGTAGATGACCATATAAAAACTTAATTTGTAGAGTAGGTGAGGGTTGATTTTGTTTTCTTGTATCTCTTTTTTCAAACCATAGCTGCCTAGAAGGTTTCCCAATGTTAGAGAACCTGAGTGTAAAATCTCTATGCTCTCTAGGTTTCGCCCATCCTAGTAGAGCCTCTCCCATACCAGTTGAAAATTCTTCCACATATTTTTCAGGGATCTGCAACGTAGCAGAGTTAATCTCATCAATCTTTTTATAAATATCGTTTACAATTTCTTTATGCATAATATTTTATATTCCCTTGTTTATTATGTTTTGTGGTGCTTCGTGAAGTGAAAGCCTCCTGTTGCAGAAGGTCTTAAAAAATTAACATTTAACTGGTGTTGAAGGGGTGTACGCTTCATAGGTTTATAATTAGTTTTAACATCTATTAATTTAATTTCTCCTGTTGCTGAGACAGCAATCAAATCAATAGGGCCAGTGCATTCACAGTTTTTAAAAACTTTAAAGTTATTCTCAAGCAACCAGAGTATAGCTTTATATTCTGTTTTATCGCCTTTGAAAGAACTGGTTTCATTCAGATCAAATAACGGCTCAGATAATGTTGCTACCATTATAGCTCTATTTTTTATTACTTCAGGGGTTCACTATAGATCTTCTCTTGTACAGTCAGTCTCAAGCCTATACTCCCACAAACCTTGACTTCTTTTTCCTCTAGGTCTTTTATTGACTATATGGGAGCCGAATCTTTCCTTCCGTAAATGTCTTATCTGTGCTGATATACTCGCATGTGGATCGCCTGTAACAAGATGTATTTCATTTAGTGTTAGCCAATCTCTTTTATTAAGTGCAGAGTACACCCTAAGTAGCTGGCCTGTTAATCTTTTTCTATCATGCTTTGACTCGTAGTCCGAGCCATCAAAATCTAATTCTTCTTGTTCAAAGTTAATGAGTTTCACTCCAGTTTCTCCCTACCTTATATTCCCCATCCAGAGGACATCTAAGATTTAAAAGCTCACCTGCTTGTTTAATACACTCGACACCTAGCTTACCTACAGTGTCTGCCATGTCTTCTTTAACTTCTATCTGCCACTCATCATGCACGTTAGCAACAAAATGTGCATCTATATCTCTTAGCTTTGCATCTAAGAGTATTAAAGCCTTCTTCATTACAATAGATCCTGCTCCCTGTAATAGGGTATTCAAGGCTGAATGTTCACTACGGATCAGAAGTTTACGTCCATCTAGTGCCTTGAGATATCCTTTGCTAGTCTCTCTGCTAACCCTTGTTTTAAGATTATTGAATGATGGGAGATTATTGATAAATGATTTTCTAATGTTTGTACCAGTACGTTTAGTTCCTCCGAGAATTGATCCAAGTCTGAGATCTCCTGCGCCGTAGAGTAACGCATAGATAAAAGTTTTCGCCTGATTTCTTGATTCAAGTCCTGCAAGCTTTTGATTTGTGGTGTGTATGTCTCCATTAATGATTTCATTAATATAATCCTCATCCTTCATGTAATGAGCTAACATCCTAAGCTCTAGACCACTGGCATCAATTCCGACTAATTTATATCTAGGTTTAACAATCCAACAGGCTCTGCATTCCTTCCCATACTTAGAGTAGATACTAGGAGTTTGTGCAAGATTAGGACTACGATGGGTCATTCTACCAGTAATAGTTCCATTATGATTTACAAAGCCCCTTACCCTATCATCATCTTCTACATCTGAGAGCCAGGAATCTACTTGGGCTATTCTTTTTTGAAGCATTAAAAACTCAGCTAGTATTTTTGCTTCTGGAATTTTTTTAACAGTAGATAATATTTTCTCGTCTACCTTAGCTTGTCCTGTAGGAGTGAATTCTTGTGGCTTCCATCCTAAAGCCTGTAGACGTTCGCCTATTTGTTTCCTTGAGCCTGGATTAAAAGAGGTTTCAATTACTCTTGTTATGCACGTTTGTTTCTCAATTACATTAAATTCTTTTGAAGTTAACCTAACGTTAACGCCGTAATTAGTTTTACCTGTTCTTAGTAGCTTTTTAAGTTTGTTATAGCGAGGGAATATTTTTAAGACTTCTGTAGCGGGTAAGAAGACTTTTCTTATCTGACTGCGTATTACACTCATCCTATCGTTCAAGGTAGCAACCAGTTTCATTCCTTCTTCAATGTTAAATAGGAATCCATAAACACGTTGATCATTCACAATCTTAGCTACTGCGTGTTCTATCTCAACACTCTGCCGAGAAAATCCTAAAGACTCCTGCTTTAGTCTTTCGTAGACTTTGAAATTCAAAAGAACATCTTGCTCACAATACTTCAACATATCTAAATTGAATTTACTGTAGTCATTGAATTCTATCTTATGACTTTTTAAAACATAGCCCCATCTTTCTAAGCCATGTCCACCCTCGCGTACTGGGTTAAACAATCTAGATAAAACTAAGGTATCAACTATTTTTTTATCATTCAAATCTATAGAGGTAAGATTTTTTATAACAGGAATGTCATAACCAATGATGTTATGACCTATTAAAGTTTCTGCCTCCATTAAAGCAGAAAGCCCCTCTTGTAATTCGGAGGGGCCATAAGAATGTTGCTGTTGATTTTCGGTATCTAGAGTGGATAAACACCATATTTTTGTAGCATCTAACCCATCTGTTTCGATGTCAAAGACTAAAGATTTCATAATTCAAACTCATCGTGATCGTCCTCATCATCATCGAAAAATACTTCATTCAATCGTCCTGTATTTTTATCATAGCCTAGATGAGTAGCTACGCCAACATCACCAGTATACCTGGACTTCAAGACTCTTAGGCGTGTCGTAGAAGCCTTCACCGGATCTGAATCTTGCTGGTTTCTTTCTAAAGCTATGACACAATCTGATATCTGTGCTATACCACCAGAACCCTTGAGATGACTAAGACTTACAATAGCCCCCTCTTCATGCCCACGGTTACCCTCAAGCCTCTTTAAATGGGATACAACTAAAAGACCAGCGCCTGTTTCTTCTACAATTTTTCTAAGGTCTTTCATCATACGGTCTAATAATAGACGTTCATTTGATTGTTCAGCATTACCCGCTACAATCATCTGTAAATGATCTAGAACAATCCATTTACAATCACATCCGACAATCATATATTTTATCTTAGATAATATGTCATCAAAATCACTAGCCCCGAAGTGAGCATGAACCCACATCCTGTTCTTATTCTCTCCGCCTAGAACCCTCTCAGCTAACATTTTATAATTCTCTCGACCAAACTCTTCTCTTACATGATCAAGATCTAATTTCTGATTCGCCTCGACAGAAAGAATACGATCGGCAGTTCGTGTCCAGTCCTCTTCTAATGCAACGATACCTATATTGTCTTCAGTTTTAGTGATAAGCCAATGCTCTATCTCTCTGATGATACTTGATTTACCCAACCCAGTACCACCTGTAAAAGTAACTAGCTCACCTTGTCGCAGACCGAATAGTTTTTTATTCAATCCTTCTAACAGCTGAAGCATTCCGGTAGTAGTAGTTACTAGATATTCGTTACCTATCTTCGGAAGAACATCCGATCCTAATCCCATAAACTCATAACCTACATGAAGTATCTCGTGTAGAAGAGTGCCTTTATAATTAGCAGGTGTCTGGT